TCGCGCCGATACCGAACCCGGCACCCGAGCGCGCGCTTGCACCCATGCTGGGAACAAAGGTATCCAAGATACTAAATGTAGCGGCCGCCATTAAAGCAATAATAGCGATTTCCTCGAATTTCAAGGCGCGTTTTTCAGGAGGAATGACGAATGCGACAATCGCAACCATTAAACCCTCAACTAAATATTTGATTGCTCTTTTAACTAATTCTCCCATGCCTGGATTCATATTTGTTTATAATAATAAGTAAGAAAAAAATTATTTAATAAATTAATAAATAAATAAATTAATAAATTAATAAAATTAAATTTGTTAATGAAAAAATAACTTAAAATTAAAAATTAAGTGTATTTTATATAATAATGTCTACGAAAAAAAATGCTAAAGTAAATGAGGAAAGAATAAAATCTGCGGAAGAGACTAAATATATAGATTTATTAGATGAAGATAAACCTATTGCTGGACAAAAATATACTTGTTTAAGTTTCGTTTCGCCGGAAGATATTTTAAAAGATAAAAATTTATTTTACTTTGAAAAGTTTCTAAAACACTTCGATTTTAAGAAATCAATCGATAAATATACACAATTTTTAAATTTTTTAAGTTACAAATATAATTTAGATTTTCAAAAACTTTCAACTGACTTGGAAGAATTTGTTATGGAAGAAAAAGAAAAATTGATTGACACTACTATTGAAGATGATTATAAAAGTTTTATTGATAATTCAGAAAAAAAATTACAAGAAGAATTTAGTGAATTACATAATTATCAAACAAATACTCGTGGAATTAAAATAAGAGGAACATATGGTTCTCAAGAAGAAGCAGAAATGAGATGTAAAATGTTAAGAGAACAGGATCCTAATCATGATGTATATGTAGGACAAGTAGGTTTATGGATGCCATTTCATCCTGAAGCTTATAAAACGGGTAAAGTTGAATATCTAGAAAAAGAACTAAATGAATTAATGTCTAAAAAGAAAGAGAATGATGAAGTAAGTAAAGAAGAATTTCATCAAAGAGTAAAAGATGCTAAAAGAAAAGCTATCGAAGAAAATATTGCTAAAGCAGAAAAAGAAGGAAATAAATTAATGCAAACAATTGATGAAGATGGAAATCTTATAAATGCTGATAGAATGGATGTTCCTGGTAAAAATTTATTATTTGGCGATGGAGAAAATGATGATGTTTCTACAGCTGATTTAAGGAGTGAATTATTCGATGGTGAAAATGTAGTTACAGATAAAAATAATGATCATGGAATTGGTGAAATTTTAGAAAGACAAAAAGAAAAAGAAAAAGAAAAAGAAGAGCCTCATGCTGATGCTGATGCTGGTACTGGTGCTGATGCTGATACTGATACAGACGAATAGGATGATGAAATAAATAAAGAAGATATTGATAAATTAAATACTAGTTCCTCGGATATATAGAAGAACGCAAAGAAATAATAACAGTCCATCTAGTAGAAATAGAAGTAATAAAAAAAAATTGAATAATAATTATTATAAAAATATAATTATTATTTATATGATGAAAAGTGAAAATATTAATTATTGTCCTTATGGTGATTGCAATCGTAAATTAAAATTAATAAATTATCCTTGTAAATGTAAAAAAATATTTTGTAAATTACATAAACAACCAGAACAACATAATTGTGAATATGATTATAAAGAAAATAATAATAAAAATAATAAAATTGAAGAAATGAAATGTATTTCAAAAAAAATAAATAAAATTTAAATTTTATTATCTACTTCAATCCCAATAGAATTTATAGTATTTATTTTTATTTTTCTTATGTTTTCAAATTCATATATCCACTGCATTACACAAAACCATAATGTGGTTGCAGCATAACCTTTATTATCAATATAATTTTGATATTTTTGAAATAATAAAGATATATTTTGTAATTCATTATCATTTGGATTAAATTTATGAAATATATTTATTATATTATCGCACATTTCATCTGTAGTTTCAAATAATTGTAATATATGTATACAGTCGTCTATAGAATTGATTTGAGATAATTTTGTTCTTAAACTATATTTAAAAACTTGTTTATTATATGTTTCTAAAAATTTATTATTATATTTACAAAATAATATATTATGATATTCGCTTTTGCACATATAAATAATTATTATATTTTATAATAATTATTGTATTTTATTTTTAGTTTCTTTTTCTTTTTCTTTTTCTTGTTATTTCTTTTCTCTTTTTGTTTTTGTCTTTTTGTCTTTCTTTTTGTTTTTCTTTTTGTTTTTGTTTTTTTGTCTTTCTTTTATATTTTAGCGAAGCAGCACTTTCATTTCCAAAAGAACCATATGAACCATATGAATCATAAGAACCAGGAGAATCACGAGAACTACTAGAACTACGAGAACTACGAGAACCTATTCGAGGTGGAGAACTAATATAGTTATTTTTATATACCTCATATGCTATTTCGTATAATTCATAATTTTTAATATTATGTTTTTCTTCTAATTCCAAATACAAGTTATTTAAATATATAATAATATCACTTTCCTTCATGTATTTAAATAATTTTTCCCGAACTAAATAATTATATGATTTACCGTGGTGGTTATTTATAATATTAGGCGGTGGATTAATTTTATAATAATTTAATAAATACTGCGAATCTTTATTTTCCCTAAAATCTTTACTTTTATGTCTAAGAAGCTGAATTTCTAAATCTTTTCTACTAGATATCATTATATAAATATGATAACATAATATTTACCATTTAGTTTTACGAACATTAATTTTAGGACCTTTCTTTTTATTACTCATATTAGGGTCATATATCTCTTCATCATCATCCGAATCCATAGCTTTAGATATTTCCCAAAATTCTTTAGACCCTAATTTGAAATTTTTATGTGAATCCGCACAATACCAAAATATTTGATCACTTAATTGATTAGATTTAGAATTATTATTTATTACTAAGCATTCATAATTTTCTGTACATTGATCCATAACTTGACAAAATGATTCAAATGTAGGAAACATACCAGCATAATTTTCATATATTTTTTTTCTGTTCGAAATATATGGTTCTCTTAAAATAAATACATAATCAATATTAGTTCTTAAATTAGGAGGAATACCTAAAGGATATTGCATAGTAATTATTAACATCATTTTCCAATGGCGCCCATTCATAAATAATAATCTCATCATTTTATCACGGGTCCATCCAGCATCATATAAACAATCATCCAATATAACAAAAGCACGTGGGTCAATTGAAGATTTTTTATAAACTTCTACTTCCTTTTTAATTTGTTTCAATACAGTTCTTTGTCTTTTCAATATATTTTCTATAATAGCTGAATTATATTCTTCATGAATAAATAATTTAGGAACATGTTCAGCATAAAATCCATTACCAGCTTCTGTTCCACTAATAACTGTTCCAATAGGAATATCTTGATGATAATATAATAAATCTCTTACTAAAAATGATTTACCAGTATCACGACGACCTATTAAAACAATAACTGGTCCTTTATTTTCATCGGGTCTAAAACTAATAGATTTCATTTCAAATTTTTTTAATTCCAAAGTCATACTTAATAAATATTACTAAATATATATTTATTCTATTTACGCAATAATTAATAAAGAAAATCGTTAGAATTAAGAAATATATTTATTATTATTTAAATAAATGGAATTAAATTACAAAAAAAATAACAATATGGAACTTTTCAATGAATTATGCGATACAAATTTAGTTGATATAGAGAATATACAAAATTATATACCTATTTACGGTAATTATTTTAATCTAAATGAAAATAATTATAATTCTATTAACTTAAATAATAATTATAAACTATGTTCTATAACTGAAAAATTAGGTTATTCAAAATTTAATGGTACAATTATAGATGATAGTAATAATATAATTACTAAGAAAATATTTTTTAAATATGGTCCATTAGTTGATCCAATAAAATATATGCTTGGAAAATATGATAATAGTTATAGTATTTTAAACTTACCAAGACTTAATAATAATGAAGAAGTAAACAAAAAAATATTAGATAATAATAATTCAGCATATACTGATGGATTTTTCTCTTTTTTATCTAGTATATTATTAAATAAATACGATTTTATTAATGGAATTGATTATTATGGTTCTTTTTTAGGTATAAAAAAAAATTTTATAGTTGATATAGAAGAAGATTTGGAATATTTAGACGATTCAGATTTTTTTTATAAAAACAACAATATATTATTTAATATTAAAGAAACCGAAAATTTTAAAAATTATTTTAGTAATACCAAAAAATATAAACAAGCATTAGTGTTCGATGATGATAATATATTAGATGAAGAATTTCAAATAGATAATTTAATTGATAATAAAATCAATTTAAGCGAGATAAGCGATATAAGCAACATAAACGATATAATAAATAATGATTTAGAAATTGAATACACACAAGATTTAAATAAAGATAATATTAATAAAAAAAAAATAAAAACAAATGAACAAAATGAAAGTGAATCTTCATGTTCTTCTAGATATTCAAATACAGAATCAAGTAAAAATGAATATTCAGAAAATGAAGATAATTCTAGCGAAGACCAAAGTGAATCTTCATCGGTGGATGAAGAATTATATGCAAATATATTTAAATTTCCAGTTCAAACTATTGCTTTAGAATGCTGTGAGGATACATTAGATTCACATGTTAGTAATAATAAAATTAAAGATGATGAATGGGAATCAATTATTGCACAAATTTTATTTTCTCTTATTACTTATCAAAAAGTTTTTGATTTTACACATAATGATTTACATAGTAATAATATAGTTTATAATACAACCGACAAAAAATTTTTATATTATAAATATGATAATAAACATTATAAAATTCCTACATTTGGAAAAATATATAAAATTATAGATTTTGGTAGAGCAATATATAAATTTAAAGGTAATATAATTTGCAGTGATAGTTATGCACCAGACGGTGATGCGCACACACAATATAATACTGAACCTTATTTAAATGATGAAAAACCAAGATTAGAACCAAATTATAGTTTTGATCTATGTAGATTAGGATGTTCTTTATTTGATTATTTTATTGAAGACATAGAAGACATAAAAAAAATAAAATCTCCTATTAAAAAACTTATGATTACATGGGTATTTGATGACACAAATAAAAATATATTATATAAAAATAATGGTTCTGAAAGATATCCAGATTTTAAATTATATAAAATGATTGCTAGAACAGTTCATAATCATAAACCTCATAATGTTATAAAAAAATCTCTTTTTGAAAAATATTTAGTTCCCAAAAAGAAAATTAATAATCAAGCTGCTATTTTTAATATAGATAATTTACCCATATTTACTTAAAAGTCAGGATTACTTACAAATACAGATGGCGCTGCTTTTAAATTACCTATTATTTCATTTAAATTAAATTGTTCTAAAAGTATTAAACATAATGTTGCAGAAATAAAAACTAAAATAGTATCTTTAAATAAATCTTTTAACGGTTTATTTTCTTTTAATATTAATCTCATTTCTATAAATTTTAACACAAAATAAATAACACTAATAACCGATGAAGTCAATATTTGATTCATTTATAATTTACTATTATAAATGAATTATAATCAAATTAACGAATTAAAATATTATTTTAATTCCATTATATCTAAATCTATCGATTGATCATCTGTTTTTATATCTAATACTTCTAAATCTAATACGTCTGGGTCATCAGTATCTAATGTTTTTATATCTAATTCTAAATTTTCTTCATGATTACTATCTAACTTTAATGTTGGATTTGCTTCTTCTTCATCATCTGTTTCAAGGTCAATATTAGCTACTGATTCATTAACTTCTTTGCCTGGGTTTGTATTATTACTATCAGTATTTAATGACTTATTTGCATTTTTAATTGCTTCACTTAAATTTAATTTACTTTCTTTCTCGATTTTATCTTTAACCTCTTGTTTTGCTTTTTCTAATTCCTTTTCTTTTGTTTCTTTTTCTTGTTTCTTTATCATTTCTTCGTCTGCAATAATTTCTCTAGTTTCTTCTACTTGGACATCTGTTTCTAATGTTTCGTCTAAATAAATTCTTAATATATTTTCAACAGGAATATTATCCCTAATTGTATTTAAAATACATTCTTTAACTATTATTTCTAATTCTCTGTTATTTTTTTGAATCAGTAATGGCATTATATCTTTTTCAAATAAATAAACATTTATATAAACTTTTCTTGCTACATTTATATATGTTTTATGAATAAAACTATTTAAATTAGGAATATCAATATCTACTTTTTTTTGCTTTAATCCTGCTCTAGATGATGTTAAAGATTTTAATTGTGTGATATGAACACATGTAAGTAAATCTTCTAAATAATTACAACAACTAGCATTTTGAATTCTATCCTTTTCAATATTTACAATCTCTGAACTCCATTTTGGAATATTATTTAATAGATTTTGAAATGTCATTAAATATTTTTCTTCTTCATCATTATCCATACACATTTTATAAGACTCATCAAAAACAGATTTAATTCCTTCTATTATACATGGGGTTAATATATTAACCAGTCTAGCACACCATTCATTTTTAGATTCAGTAATAGTAGTTAAATTATAATCATCCATTTTATTTAAATAAAACCAATATTTTTTAAATCAATATTATTACGAAAATATATATAATTCAAACAAAACATTATTATTAATAATTCATTTCTTATTTCTTTTTTATAAATATCTAATACAAATAAAAATTTATATTTTTCTTTACAATCCGGTATTTTATTTTTTATATAATAAAGTAACATATTTCCAGTAAATCCATTATTATACAACTTATTTGTTAAATTTAATATATAAATTACTTTTTTTTCATAAGATAAATTTTTTACTGAATCATCTAAAACTAAAAATTTATTTAAATAATAAATTTTTTTAGAAAAGAAATCAAAATTCTTTTTTTCTTCACTACATATATTGATCTTTTTATTACAATATATATCACTAAATCTTGATAATATTGGTTTTAATATTTTAAATTTATCATCTACTATAATAAAAAATCGTGTACTATGATTATATATTTCTATACATCTTCTTAATGCTGATTGTGCATCTATTGTTAATTTATCTGCATTAAGTAATATTATTGACTTAAATAAATAATTATCATTTTTATTTATTATAGTATTAGCAAAATGTTTTAAATTCTCTCTTATAAATTTTATATTTCCTTTTCCGTGTGCACAATTTATAATTAATACATATTTACTAATGTTCTCATTTGTTTTATATACCATTCTTATCAAATATTCTAACACACTTTTTTTTCCAGTTAAATTACTACCATGAAATATTATATTTGGAATATTTTTTGTTTCATATAATTTATTTAATTTTTGTATTATATTCTCATCCATAGAAAGACTATAAATACTTATTAATTAATATTTAATTTATATTTTTATTAAATTATATTATAATAAAACTATGCCCTCAAATGCATTTTCATCCACACAAGGAGGTATTTCATCTAATATTAGTAATCAAATAGGCGCTTTATTAATAGGTGATAACACTACTATACCTAACGCAGCTGTAAATGACCCACTTGATGGTACATTAACACTTCAAGAATTAATTTTTGAAATATTATTACAAAATAGAGATGCCCTTTTTAATGATGTAAGAGTAGGCGGTCAATTAACTACCGAATGTTTATCTATTGATAATCAAGTATCTATAGGAGATACTTCTGGTTCCACTTTTCAAGTTTTACAATTTATTACAAAAGATATTCATGCACCAAATGGACCCGATCAAGTTATCGCAGATATATCATATGAAATTATTAATGATATATCATTATCATTTAGAGCAAAAAATCCCAATGGATATTATCAACTTTCTGTCACTTTTAATTATTTAACATCAACTTATTATAATACATTCCTTAAAATTGGTTTCTTTTATTATACTAGTATAACTGATTTAGGTATTGATTCTAGTGAAAATTTAATTGGAGAATATGTTGTTGGTGGTGAAAATGCAAATTTTACTAATGGAGTATTTAGTAAAACTATGTTTGTAGATATTTCGCACGCCGCTAATGATACTATGAATTTTTATCTTAAAGGTAAAATACAAACAGACTTATCTGGTAATGATTTCAGTTATATTGACGTTGATGATATATTAAAACCTAAAATTATTCAAACCTTATCCGGCAATTTAATTACCGCTGCTGAATTCAGTTATTTTACTTAATTTTGTTTATTATTTATTATAAAAATAATTTATAATATATAATGAGTTATTCAATTTCTAGTTCAAATCCAATAGAATTTTTAAATCCTAATAGAATATGGAAAATAGGTCATAAAGGTCATTTGAGAGAATTAGACGTAAGTGGAATTCTTAATATTAGTGGAAATATGCATTTTACTAATCGAATAACAGGATATCATCTCGATTTATCCGGTGATGTATCATTTAATCAAAATTTAGATGTATCTGGTAATACACGTTTTCAAAGATCACCTTATCAAGAAATTGACACCGATTTAAGTTATATATACTACAGTGGAACTTTTGGACTTGCTAAACATTCTTTACCAAAACAACCCGACCAAACTAGTAAAAATTTAATTATAAATAGTAACACTAAATATATTGAATTAACAGCTGCTAATACTACAAATATAATAAATTCAACTGAATTAGGACGAGTTATGGTTATTGGAATAAATGGTTATTACGCAAGTAGCAATAATGGTATTTATTGGGACATTTCAGGATCAACATCTACCAATCTATTAAAGGAAATTATTTGGGTAAAAGAACAAAGCAAATTTGTAATTGTTGGTGATAATGGATATGTTGCTATTTCTACCGATTCTACTGATATTGATATTAGTAGTACTATTGTTTCTGTTAATACTTTAAACTCTATTGCTTGGTCTCCTCAATTAGGTATTTATTTAACAGTTGGTAAAAGTAATACTACAGTCGCTTTTACTGCTACCAGTACAGATGCAATTAATTGGTCTAATAATACTACATATGATGATATAGAACATTTATCCTCAGTTATTTGGGTTCCTGAATTAAAAAGATTTATTGGCGTCGGTTCTTATACACCTAATGGCGGTGTTGATTATCACGGATTTTATATGTCTACACAAAATGGAATAAATTGGGATATAAGTGGTATTATTGCTGCTGATTATGATTGTCAATTTAACTCCGTTATATGGTCTCCTGAACTAGCACGAATAGTTGCTGTCGGAGAATCCGGTTTTTATGCTACTGCCAGAGCCGAAAAAGATAGTCTTATATGGGACTATAGTGGGAATATTAGTAGTATTAATAAATACAATAAAGTTATATGGGTTTCTCACTTACAACGATTTGTTGCTGTTGGTGATAACAGTCCCGCCGGTCATATGATATCAAGTTTAGACGGAATTATTTGGGATGTATCTAATGATTTACCAAAAGTATCTCCCAGCATTTGTTGGGCAGAAGACTTAGGTAAATTACTAATTCCTGACACCAATGGAAAAATTTACTACACTAATCCAAAACATGTCTTTCAAACTACCTACAATATTTTTCAAGATGCTATGTTACAAGAACTAGAGGTCAATGGTGATGCTAGTTTTAATAGTAATGTAGATATACAAGACCATTTTATAGTACATGGAGATGTATCTTTTAATTCATCATTTGACCTTAGTGACCATCTAATCGTACATGGAGATGTATCTTTTAATTCATCATTTGACCTTAGTGACCAACTCAGAGTTCATGGTGATGTATCTTTTAATAAAAATTTAGATTTATCAGATCAATTATTAGTTCATGGTGATGTCTCTTTTATGAGTACCTTAATCGTCCATGGTGATGCTTCTTACCAATCTAGTGTTACTATACAATATCGTTTAGATACAGGAGCTACTGATATAAGTGGATCATTAGATGTAAGTGGAAGAACTACTCTTGATGGAGATGATAATATTAGTTTAGTTGTTATGCATGATGTTTGTTTTAATCAAAATATAATTTTTGGTGGAGACGGTACTGATGGATTTATATTTGGACCACCAGATATTTATATTGATCCTGTTATTCCTGGTTCATCTGATTTATCAGGTAGAGTTCTTATTAGAGGTGACCTAGTTGTTCTTGGAGTTAATACTATTGTAAATAGTACCGCAGTTGAAATTAGTGATAATATTATTACAATGAATGCTAATCAAGCAATCTTAAGATATGGAGGATTTGAAGTTAGAGATCAAAATCAACATATAAGACCATTTTTATTTGATAATGATTTTGATAGATGGGATATTAGTGACGATATTATATTTAGAAATCAAGCAGAATTTGATGGAGATGTTTCTTTTAATGGTAAAGTTGATATTTCAGACCAATTAAGAGTCTTTAACGATGCTAGTTTCAATAGAGATGTTGATGTTATGGATGACTTTAAAGTTTATGGAGATGTATCTTTTAATGTTGATGGTAGCAATCATTTTGTTGATATATGTGGTTCTTTAGTAGTATGCAATCATACTAGATGTCAAGATTTCTCTGCTACTAGAATTCAAGTTGAACCTTATAGAATAGGTATTGGAGCGAATGCCGCATATGGATTAAGAGGATTTACTGACTTCAGTTTAAACACAATTGCTATTGGAAATGAAGCCGGATTTAGTCTTCAAGCTAATAATGCTATTGCTATAGGACATGATGCTGGTTATCAAAATCAAAAAAATAGTATTGCTATCGGAAATCAAGCAGCCTACGATACACAAGATTCTAGTTCTATTGCTATTGGTAATCACGCTGGTAGAAACACCCAAAAATATCAAGCAATCGCTATTGGAACTCATGCTGGTTTCCAAGATCAAAGTCAAAATTCTATTGCTATAGGAACTAATACTGGTTATAATAATCAAGATGCATCTTCTATTGCTATTGGTAATTATGCTGGTAATACAGACCAAAGTATTAATTCTATTGCTATTGGTGGAGGAGCTGGAAATATTAATCAAGGCCCTAATTCTATTGCTATTGGAACTAATAGCGCCAACAATAAACAAAATTATAATTCTATTGCTATTGGTTTCAATTCTGCCCTTATCGATCAAAGTTTTAATTCTATTGCTATTGGACATTCTGCAGGATATACTAATCAAGGAGGAGATTCTATAGCAATTGGAATTAATGCAGGTAAAATAAGACAACATAGATATTCTATTGCTATCGGTAATTCTGCTGGCAATTTAGATCAAAGTCAAAATTCTATAGCTATCGGAGATAATACAGCTAAACATAATCAAAAAATGCATTCTGTTGCCATTGGTTATTATTCTGGTTATCAAAATCAAGATAATTCTTCTGTTTCAATTGGTTATCGTACTGCTAGAGTTAATCAAGGATCTAATTCTATTGCTTTAGGCTCCCATGCCGGTGAACATAACCAAAAAAGTAAATCAATTGCTATTGGAACTTATGCCGCAACAGTTAATCAAGATATATCATCTATTGCAATTGGATCTTATGCTGGTAATACTAATCAAGATATGGATTCTATCGCTATTGGTAGTCGTGCTGGATATACCGACCAAAGTTGGAATTCTATCGCTATTGGTTCTCATTCAGGACATACTAGTCAAGATACTAGTTCTATTGCTATTGGATTTTATTCCGCTTTTACCTCACAAGATTATCTATCTATTGCAATTGGAGCTAATACTGCATATACTAATCAAAGTTATCAAAGTATAGCACTTGGTTCTTATTCAGGACATACAAATCAAAGACATAATAGTATTGCTATAGGTTCATATGCTGGTAATACTGACCAAAGTTATAATTCTATTGCTATTGGATATTATGCTGGACGTACTAATCAAAAAGAAAATTCTATAGCTATTGGTCCTAACGCAGGAAAAACTAATCAAGATACAAGTGCTATTTCTATAGGACAATCTGCCGGTCATACAAATCAAGCATTACAATCTATTGCTATTGGAAATTATACTGGATTAACTGATCAGAGTACTAATTCTATTGCTATTGGAAATTATGCTGCTTGGAGAACACAAGATACTAGTTCAATAGCTATTGGTAATAATGCTGGTTATCAAGACCAAAGTTATAATGCTATTTCATTTGGTTCAAGTGCTGGATATTCAAGACAAGGACATCATAGTATCGCTATAGGAACTAATTCCGCACATACAAATCAAGAAAATAATTCTATTTCAATTGGAACTAACGCAGGTTATACAGACCAAAGTATTAATTCTATTGCTATTGGAACTAATTCCGGATATCAAAATCAAGATGCATCTACTATTTCTATAGGAAATAATGCCGGATATACAGACCAAAGTATTAATTCAATTGCTATTGGTGGTGGTGCTGGTTATCAAAATCAAAATTGGTCTTCTATTTCTATTGGAACTAATGCAGGTTATAACGATCAAAGTTATAATTCAATTGCTATTGGAAGTAATGCAGGATTAACATCGCAAAATTATCTAAGTATTGCTATTGGAAGTAATGCAGGATTAACATCACAAAATTATCAAAGTATTGCTATTGGAAGTAATGCAGGATTAACAGTACAAAGTTTAAATTCTATTGCTATTGGAACTAATTCTGGACGTACCAATCAAAAAGAAAATTCTATTGCTATTGGTCCTAATACAGGAAAAACTAATCAAGATAGTAGTTCAATTGCAATAGGACAATCTGCCGGTAATACAAATCAAGCATTACAATCTATTGCTATTGGAAATTATACTGGATTAACTGATCAGAGTACTAATTCTATTGCTATTGGAAATTATGCTGCTTGGAGAACACAAGATACTAGTTCAATAGCTATTGGTAATAATGCTGGTTATCAAGACCAAAGTTATAATGCTATTTCATTTGGTTCAAGTGCTGGATATTCAAGACAAGGACATCATACTATTGCAATAGGAACCAATTCTGCACGTACAAATCAAGATAATCATTCTATTTCAATTGGAACTAATGCAGGATTTACAGACCAAAGTAATAGTTCAATTGCTATTGGAAATAATGCAGCTTACACAAATCAATCATTTAAATCAATTTCTATTGGATTTAATACCGGTTACACTAATCAAAAAGAAAACTCTATTGCTATTGGTAATTATGCTGGTTATACTTCTCAAGATATTAGTTCTATTGCTATAGGTGGTTCTTCAGGACATACAAATCAAAACGTTCAAGCAATCTCAATTGGTTCATATGCTGGATATAACGATCAAAGTTTTAATTCAATTGCAATTGGGTCTTATAGTGGAAACAGCAAACAAAATAATGATTGTATAGCAATTGGTTCATATAGTGGAAATACAGATCAAAGTAACAATTCTATATCAATTGGACATTATGCTGGATATCAATATCAAGATCCAAGCTCAATTGCGGTCGGAAATTATGCAGGTTATAATAAACAAAGTAATACATCAATTGCTATTGGACAAAACGCAGGATATAGCGATCAAAGTCATAATTCTATTGGTTTAGGTTTTAATAGTGCACATTCAAGACAATATGAAAATTCAATAGCAATCGGTTCAAATGCTGGATATACCGACCAAAGTAGAAATGCTATTTCTATTGGATTAGATGCAGGTAAAACAAGCCAAGGAGAATATTCAATAGCAATTGGCTATCAATCAGGATTTAATAATCAAAATGAAAAGTCAATAACTATTAATGCAAGTGATATTTCATATAATGTAGATTTATCTAATGCATTATATATTAAACCTATTAGAAACTATAATCCTATTGCGTATAATTTACAAACAGCTTTATTACAATATGATATTAGCACTCACGAAATAAAAGAGAATTTAAATTTAAACGTCCACAATATTCTTGCTCATGATGTTTCATTTAGAACATTAGATATTTCAGATACATTAACCGTATTAGGAGATGTAAGTTTTCATGCATCCGTTGATATATGTGATCAATTTATAGTTCATGGAGATGTATGTTTAAATTCAAACGTAGATATATGCGACGGTCTCATAGTTCATGGTGATGTATCATTAAATAATAGATTAGATGTATCAGGAATTACAACCCTGTCCGACCACTTATTAACAGATTCATCTTATGTTAAAGTTCCCGTTTCTTATAGCACATTTGCAGTAGCAAAAGGAGTAGATTTATCAAGTAATATAACAAAAATATATGGAACGTGGCATGACTTAAGTGGTGATGGTTATACAGTTACTATTGATCCACTATCAATTAATAGTTATATTAAATTAGATTTTAAAGTAAATTATATTTGTTCTAATGAGACAGATCAAACAATATCTTTTAGAGTGAAAAATAATCATAATGAAATTATATATGCTGATTTAAGTTTAGGCACTGCAATGGGTGTTACAAATAAAGGAATATATAATGGATTATACATTGATTTTTCAGGATATAATGCTCCCGTTACTTATTATTTAGAATATTTAATAGCAGATGATGCAAGTAATAATATTGATGTAAGTTCAGGAGTATTAGGACATAATCATGGTAATTCAAATATAGTAATCGCGCAAGAATTATATATACCAGTTGAAATACCCAAATCATAAATTATAATTTTGTTTTGAATTTTATATTAAATAATATATACTTTTATTTAATATAGAAATGTCTTCTCTTACTAATCAGATAGTTGCAAATATAAAAAAAACTTCTACTAATTTTAATTCTTTTAGTTTTGTAAACAGTGAAAATGTAGTTTGTATAGATACTAGTCTTAATAGAATTGGAATTAATAGAAAAACACCAGTCTATTCTATAGATATTTCTGGTGATACTAGTAATAATGCTGTTAGAGTTCATAATTTACATATTCATAATTTAGCAAAAATTAAAGAAATTTCTTGTAATAGACTTGATACTGAAATTTTTACAGTAAATGAAATGGATGTATCAGGTTTAACATTTAATTTGCTTACGGGTAAGTCAATTGATTTGAGTTTATTAATAACGGATGATATTAGTACATCAAAAATGTATGTACCAGAATTATCATGCAATGATTTTGATGTTTCTGGTAATATTAATACACATACAATTAATATTTCAAAACAATTATATGCCCAAAAAATTATCGCAGATGTTATTATTTTCCCAATTGTAGATTTATCATATATGAGTATTGATATATCAGCAGATATAATTTATTTAAGCAATAATGATTTATGTAATAATCAATTAACTTCTTATGAAATATCAGTAAATAGATTATTTGTAAAAGATAAATTTATATCAATAGGTGAAGCTAGTTATAATCATATACATGTTGATGGAGATGCATCTTTAAACAACTTATATGTAGATACACAAGCAGTATTAAATGAACTTAGCGCAAATAAAATAGAATTTAATGAACTATCTGGTAATACTATTAATGCCGATACTATAACATCAAATGGAACAACTATTATTAATAATGGTGTTTTTGGCGATGCAGCAGCGCCTACTAATGCAGTTTTTAATAATCTAGTTGTTAGTAGATTAGATATTAGTAATCTTTATATAACTAATTATTTAGATAATTCTGGACTTACCGATTTATCAAATGGTATGCTTATATTACCAGGACACAAAACAGAATATAATTCTCAAACTTTTCAACCAGGAACTATAACTTTTGATGATACTTTTAATATATTAAAATTATATAATACTAATCCTGTAAGTAGATGGAATAATATTTTATTAAATACTAATTTTGCTACTATGAGTTTAAGAAAAGATATATCTGGTAATGACATATCATATGATATTCATAGATTACACTACGAAATTGACAGAGATAATTCTGATAATTTAATTTTAGACAAAGTTAATTATCCAAATATTAAATATATTCCTATTACTTATGATGTAAGTTTTGGTAATAAAATTGACATTTCTAATAACAATCAAACTATTGAAATAATAAATAGAGAACAAGATGAATTATTTGAAATTCATGCAACAGTAGGAATCAAATATCTAAATAGAGATCCGGGCGATGTTGAACCCAATGTTTATACTTTTGGATTGTATCCTCATATGAATACTTTTAATAAAATAAAAGATAGTATTGATAATTCTTTCGTGCATTTTAATAATACTGTTGTTGTTTTTGATAATAGTTTTAATTATGCAAATACAACTATAAATTATATCGGACCTCTTGCAAATAGTGTTTTGGGTCAAAATATTTCTGATCGCTCTGGATTTAATTTTTACATTTCATCTAATAAAGATATTAATTATATAGTAATTGATCAATTTAATGGTACAATTAAACAATTACAAAAAAATTAATATAATTTTTTTTAAATTATCATAAAAAAATTATATACTGATTTATCTTCTTAAAATTATTTTTGATAATCTCATAACATTAGATGCACCTGAACCTAATTTATAATTGTGCTGAATTGGTTTGTAAAATACAGGACAAGGACATGGTCCAGTAAAGTTGTCTAAATTAGATGAACTACTGCCGAATCCATTATCTACTGCGTCTTCAGTAATTATTATATCTCTTCTTATTGTTGTAGTAATTCCTACTCCCTTATTACTTATTGCTGTATATGTAACTACATCTACGAAAACACCTGGTGTACTAGTATCTATTAATGTATTTTCTACTGTAATTGTCATACCTCCACCACCCGAAGCAGGATCATTAGCAGTTATACC